GCATGACGCTCAAGCAAGAGCTGTCGCGTTTGGGCGCTCTGTAAGAAGCGCGAAAAAGGAATAAGAACAATGTCTTTCATTCAGCCCGCCAAGTTCGTTGACCAGATCACTGCCGCCGCCGATTTCCTCGGCAACGGCGCCATCGAAATCAACAAGTACGAATCCGAGATCTACGACATCATTCGTCGGAACTCGATCTTCCTTCAGCGCGTCAGCCGCAAGCTTGCGACGGGTCATCCCCATCGTTACTTCGAGCAGACCGCGATTGCGACCGCAGCGTTCACCGATCCGCGCAACATCACCCCGACCGCAACTGGTCCGGCGCGTGTTGAGCGTTCGGCCTACGTTAAGGCGATCGTCAACCAGACGAACCTGTCGCTGTTCGACGTCGAAGTTACCCGTCAGCAGGGCCAGTTCGCTGCAGTCGAAGCCAAGGACATTCAGGACATCCTGAACTCCGTCATCGTGGCGTCGGCTTCCGGCGTTTGGACCGGCACCGATACGTCGCTGACGATCCCCACCACGACCCAGTACGTCTCGGCTCTGACCCAGATCACCACCACGGGTCAGGTCGTGAACGGCGCCTCCATCATCGACGGCATCAAGAGCCAGGTCGCCCAGATGGTTGCGAATACCACCTACGTAATCCGACCGACCGCGATCTACATCGATCCGATCCTCGGTGACTATCTCGATCGTGAAGCCAAGGCGTCGCAGATCACCTTCGACAAGGTCGAAGTGACTGCCGGCGTGATGGTTCGCGCGATCCAGACGCAGGCCGGCCCGATCCCCTTGGTTGTGGATCCGTTCCTGTCCGCGGCGATCTCTGCGGCGGGCGTCTCGGCGTATGGCTTCTCGGCGGTCCCGACCGCGCTGAAGGGCTACTACGCTGTCATCGTGACAGAGGCCGACATCGAGATGGCCGTCATCTCTGGCGGAGACGGCAATATGAGCCCGCGTCTGTTCCAGCTCGGTCTGCTGTCCGGGTTGCAGGGCCAGTACGTCGGCATCGTGTTCGACAACCTGATCGTGAAGGGCGCGACTTACGCGCACCGCCTGGTCCAGGTTCTGCGTCCGTAATAACTCGGGAAGAGTTGTCGCTTCGGGGACATTAGCCTCACAAGCCTCTTCCAGAGTCTAAACACACCCTCGGTGAGAAATCACCGGGGGTTTTTTATTACCCGTCTTTAAACAGGAGTTTCCATGCACGTCTACGCCACCGGCGCCAAAGCCGTGAAGCAAAAATCATTCATCATGAGCATCTGTCCGGCCAAGCACCTCGAGGGCCAGGGTGAGATGCCATCCGATTGGGTGGACGATAAGAACGCGCCCCTGGAATTCAACGTCGAGTTCGTCTTCGGCAAAGCGGATGTCCCCGACTCCATCGGGAAGTATCTCGTGAAACATCAGTTGGCGAAGAAGTCCCGGCTGATCTTGCCCGAGCTTCTGACCGCATAAGGAATCCACATGCCTCAGGTCTCATCCGAAATAAATGATCAATACTGGGAGCCGGTCGCCACAGGCCCGGTAGCGCAGTGCGATCTGAGTGTCTCGGCAACTACTCCGCCGCCCACGACGATCGCTGCTGCCGGTAGCTACGTGTCGAACGTTATCGCGAGTGACGGCTTCAAGGCACTCTCTTGTGCTGTTCTGTCATCGCAGGCCGGTGCAGTTTCGATCCAGCGTTACGTCGATAAGGTTGGTACGCTTCCCCAGGGCGCGCCCATCTCTTCCACGCTCGTCGCCGCCACCGCGAACGTTGTGAACTCAAACGATGGACTCCCGTTCCAGTCGTTCAAGGTCACCATCACCAACACCGGCGGGTCCACTGCAACCATCTCTGGATTTGCGCTTCTTCTGAACGCGGCGTGATATGGGATCGAATTATCTACAGGGTGTCAACGACGGCTTCGGCCTTCCTGCCACTCTGCCGGCCGGAGTCGCTCAACTCGCATCGACCCTAATCGATGCCGAGATCAAGCGACCGGAAGGTCTGATCTATACCAAGGACGGCAACGGCAATCCTTGCGCCATGGCATCCATGACGCCGAGCTTCACATACAAGCTTGGATCAGCCATCACACCTGGCACCAATGTCGTCGTGACAGTGACTCCGGCAAATATCAGAGCCGACAGCATCGGTGAAGTCCTTGTCCTCGACTTCGCTAACCCGGCCGCCGTAGAAGCTTGCGTCATCGTAGCTGTCAACGGAACCAATCAGATCACGCTCGGCAATGTTCAGTTCAGCCACGCCAGTGGCGCCCTGGCCGACGTCGGTCGTGTCATCAGCGAAGATCGCACCACGCCAAGTAAGCGTTCAATCGTTCGCGTGGCCAAGTTTCCGCTCGTAAGCGTCGTCTCGATGCTTGGCCGGTACTCCTACGGGCGCCGGTCTGATCAGGTCGGCGGTCTCTATCAGGACATGAACCTGTTGGCGTCGATCCAGTCCTTCGGCGGTCCGCCGCCGTGGATACCGATCGCGATCCCGCCGTCATCCTGGTCGGATGCGACCGGTGAGATCTGGGTGCCGGCTGGTGAACTGCTCTCCTATTACTCCGACGTTCGCATCAAGTACGTCGCAGGATATCCGACCGTACCTGATCCGGTGGCACGCGCAGCCGCACAGATAGCATCAGGTCTAATCCAGACATCAAATCTAAGCGGCGGTCTTCAGAGGATCACAGCCGGCGACACCACGATGATGCGGTTCGCGGCAACGACTCTCGACAACGACGTCAAGAAGTTGCTGGACCCGTTCCGCGCGCGGACCACATTCTAATCCAATCCCCAACATCAAGGAATTTCTCTCATGGGCGTCAAGGCAAACCTCACTGCTATCACCTTCACGACTGGCGGCAAGAACCAGGCTGAAATCGCTGCGTGCGATCTCCCTGGCATCATGCTCGAGGTCGAACTCGCGATTGCTGAGTGCATCACCAAGCTCACCTATCTTGTCAACGATGTGCTGACGCCGTCGGGCACCGAGTCTTCGAACATCACCACGGTCAACACCGCCATCTCCGCGCTGTCGTAAGGAATCGAAATGACCGGCCTCACGAACTATTCGGCAGACAATCTGCTGAACAACATCACGGGACAGATTGCGCAGCCGGTCACGCCGTCTGTGTTCATGGCGCTGTTCACGGCGGTCGGTACTGACGCCGGCACCGGCTTCACCGAAGTCTCGACGTCCGGTACCGCGTATGCTCGTACGCAGGTTGCCGGCTCCGTTGCGGCTACTGCGTCGTTCACGACCGGCTCGGCGAACGTCACCATGACGACCAACCCTGGCTGGGTTGTGCCTGGCATGACCGTCTACGATACGACCAACTCGCAGGCGATCGGCACTGTCTCGACGTACGTCGGAACCGCGCTGGTCCTCACGGCCAACGCTCTGCATGCGTCTTCCGGCTCGACCGACAGCTTGACGTTCTCGGCGTTCCCGAATGCCAGCGGCACTGCACCGTCGTCCACGACCAATGGCGCTGCTGTAGCGTACGCGGCTGCCACGGGCGCCGGCTTCGGTACGGTCATCGCTTGGGGTCTCTACGACGCTCTGACCGCGGGCGATCTTCTGGCTTGGGATTTCCTGGGCAACTTCCCCTGGTTGCCGTTCGAGGTTCCGACCGCGAGCAACCTAGTGTCCGTCAAGGCCAACGGGTTTGCCAGCAACGATCCGATCGTGTTCACAGCGGAGTACGGCGGGACTCTTCCGACGCTCTCCACGGGCACCTGGACGGGCTACACCGTGAACTTCGTTGCCACGCCCGCGACCGACGCCATCAACGTCGACACCACTACGGGCCCGGCGACCGCTTGCGTCACAACCAGCTCCGGCTCTGGCATGCTGCGAAAGATCGTGCAGCAGTCGATCCCGGCTGGCGTAACGCCGTCGTTCGCGTCCGGCACTATCGTCATCAGCGCAGCGTAATAGCGGATGGCCAACAACTGGTACGTAGGGTCCGTCGACTACGGCAACGTTGCGGCGTTCACAGTTTCGCACGCCTACACGGTCGGCAATCTTATTCGCCAGTTGGCCACCCCCACTGTCGGCAACGAGCGAGTCTTTCGTTGCACGACGGCGGGTACGTCTGCAGGTACTGAACCGACGTGGAATCTAACCGCGGGCAGCACGACCACGTCTGGCGGCGCCACTTTCACCGAGGTGACCGGTCAACAGACCTTTCAGTCCCCCGGCGCGTGGGCAGCTCCTCACAAGCTGATCAACAACGCGATGCAGTCCGGATGGGCTGCCGAGGGCGACACGATTTACGTCGCCAAGAACCACGCGGAGTCGTCAGCCAACCAGATCAAGTTCCAGATGTCCGGCAGCAATTGGTTGCTGAACCAGGTCATCTGCGTCGACAACACAGGCACTGGCGATGTGCCGCCGCTCGCGAAAGACTGGTTTCCCCAGCCGGGCACGCAGAACACCAACCTCGGCGCCTCGGTCACAATGACTGCGTCCGGCAACAATGCCATCGCGTTCAACGACCCCAGCAACAACGTCCAGATGTACTGGTGGGGGATCTCGTTCATCTCGGCCCACCAGATGCAGTCCAGCTCCAACGGCATGGAGCTGTACGACAACTGTTATTTCGGGATGCTGGCCGGTTCCGATGCCAACAAGATGGGCGGTCCATTCTCGTATTCCCACACCTGGAATAACTGCACGTTCAGCTTCGGCGACACCACCTGCCACAACAGCTTTGGCGGAGGCATCGGCAGAGTCATCAATGCGCAGATGGCGTCGGGCACGTCGTTCCCGAGCCGGTTCTGGAACAACCCGGCAGCGGGTGAGTTTCACCTGATCGACTCGGACCTCTCGGGCTGGGGCTCGAACTACATCATCAACCAGTCGGGCGGAGCCGGATCGCAGTACCTAGAGAATTGCAAGCTGGCCTCGAACGCCATTCCCTTCAGTGTGGCGGGTGATGACGGCAAGCAGGGCCCGCTGGTCTCGTCCTATCTCATTCGGTGCTCGTCGGCCAACGATGACAACGTGCACGGCGTCACCCGCGCCGCGGGCAACCTGCTGTCCTCCCGCACACTAGTTCGCACCGGCGGTGCCGCTGATGACACTGGTGCCTTTGGACACACCGTCAATACGTTCGCCAACCCGAACAACAGCCAGGTCACGTCATTCTATTTTCCGTTCGAGTGCTTTCCTCTTGCGTCGTGGAACAACAAGACCACCTCGGCGCTGAACGTGACGTTGTATGGCGTCTCTGGCGCCTCGGCGATGCCGACGAACGCTTCCGTGTGGATGAACGTCACCTATCCAGGATCGTCTGCGGCACCCCTTGGCAGTGTCATGTCCACGCGCACTGCGATCTCCGCGACGACGGGTACGGCGCTCACGGCCGACACCAGCGCATGGGATAGCAAAGCGCCGCAGCGCGCCAACTCGACGGCCGTCACCCTCGGCCAGGTCATGGCAGTGTCGACCAACTCCGGCCGACTTTTCATCTGTACGACTGCCGGCACCACTGCATCTTCGGTTCCTGGTGGTTATGCCAGTGCCGTCGACGGCGGCTCGGTAACGGATGGAACGGCAGTATTCCAGGCGATGTGGCGCTTCAAGATTACGGCGTCACTGACATCGCCGCAACAGGCGCTTGCCGGTCCAGTCGAAGTGCAACCCTTCGTGCAGACCGGGTCAACCTCCGTGACGACGCTCTTTGATCCTTCACCCACACTAAGTTAGGCCCGCGATGGCGATCTACGTCTACAACAGCACCACGGGCGCTCTTTCTTCGTGGTGCCCTGACGATACCGACCCGGTGGCGTCCAGCGATGTTCTGGCCGCCAACGGGCTCGTGTCGGTTTCTGGGTTGCCGGCACTCGGACCCACCGTTGGGTGGAATGCCGCGACCAAGACCACGGCAACAGTGACGGCACCTATTGCTCCGCAGCCGATCCTGACGAGCATGTGGATCATGCGGTTCACTGCGGCGGAGTTTCAGGCCATCAATGCGTCGACCGACCCGACGGTGCAGCAGTTCATGTACGCGCTGAACCACACTCAACAGGTCGACTTGACGAATGCACAGATGATCGATGGCGCCAACTATATCGCCTCGATCAATTTGATCCAGTCAGCTCGACTCACCGCAATCATGGCCGTTCCCGCCAGCATCGATGGACCATAAAAATGCCGGGCGGTTTTTCTCTCCATAACGACATTTGCAACGGCCAGAACGTCGGCTCTGTTCTGACCACGTCGTTCGGTACCGTGGTTACCTCCAGCGCCACCGCCAACACCAAGGGCGCCTACACGCAATTGATTGCGGCGACAGCATCTGACGCCGCTTTCATGGAGGTCAGGATTTACGTCCAGAACTCTAACAGCCCAAACTTTGCGATCGACATCGCCGTCGGTGCGTCGGGGTCGGAAGTAGTTTTAGTTCCCAATCTTGTAACGCAAACGATCTTTGCTGGTTACAACTTGGTAGTCTGGGCGTTTCCAATTTCAATTCCGGCAGGCACGCGCATCGCCGCTCGCATGCAGGACAGCAGCGGTTCACAGACCGCCACTGTCTCCCTTAACCTGTTCGATGCTGGGTTCACCATGCCAGACGGATATTCTGGCGTCGATGCAATCGGCTTCACTGCTACCAGCACTGAAGGAACTTCACTCACCCCGAGCACGACCGTCGACACGATGGGCGCATACTCGCAACTGATCGCTGCCACCACGCGGGATTACGTTGGTATCTTCGGGGCTTTTGATTCCCAGCAGGGCAACAGCAAGGTTCAGTCCTACTTGGTCGATGTGGCCATCGGTGCGTCCGGCAGCGAGCAAATCATTATCCCTAAATTGTTCAACTATAACAGCGATAGCAACAACTGGATGTTCCAGTTTCCGTTTCATCCCATCCAGATCCCTGCCGGAACGCGCATCGCGGCGCGCTGCCAGACAAACGCAACTAGCGGATCGGGCAACCAGCGACCAATCGATCTGACACTGTATGGAGTCTACCTATGACATGGACACTCAGTGATTCAGGTACGACGTCGGCCTTGACGGTCGGCACCGAGACGGCGCTGGCCACTGACACTAACAACGGCACCTTCGTGCTTGAGGTTGATACCAGCAATCTCGCGCTTGGCGACCTGCTCGAAGTCCGTGTCTACACCATCGCATTGAGCGGCGGCACCTTAACCCAGGCGTGGAAGGGTACTTACCAGCACGCCCAGATCAACAACCACAAGATCGCGCCTCCGGTCGCCAGCGACCAGAGCATCAAATGCACATTGAAGCAGGTGGCAGGTACCGGCCGAACCTTCGCTTGGAAGATGCTGAGAATTTAATGTGCATCAGTATTATGGTTTACCCGCAGAACTCCCCGCCGCCACTGTAGCGTCGGCGACCACGCGCAGCTACGTCATTCGCGGCGCGACGCCGCGGATCGTGACGGAGACAGGCTCGCGCACCTATGCCTCCGGATGGTCAGTTCTTACTGAGACAGAGACGGTCGTCAGTGGTGGAACGGTAGCGCTCGCCGGCCGATCCTTACTGATGCTGATCGGCAAAGCGCAGATCGCGGGACTGACCAGCCTGTCCGGTGCTACCAAGGCGAAAGTCAAAGGCAGTGCCGTCCTAACCGCTAAGGTGTTGATGGCGGCGCGCACGGCTGTAGCGGTCAAGGGCATAGCCCTATCTCATGGTGTCGTGTCGCTGGCTGGTCGCATCTCTTCTGCGATACATTCTACCGCAAACTATGGCGGACCGTCTGTCATTGCCCTTCTCGGCGCGATGGGCATCAAGATTCGTGCATCCGCTTCGCCTGTATCAAAAACTTCTCTCGCTGGATACTCAAAGGTTGCCAGCACAGGAAAATCATCCGCGTCGCTCAAGACTGGTCTCAGCGGGTCTACGACCTCGGTCATCAAGACGCTGTCGGCTATGTCTGCTCACGTCGGACTATCTGGCGCGAGCCGGGCAGCCATCATGGCTCGGATCGTTCCACCAGGTGCTGTTGCGCTAATCGGTCGCGCATTCGTTGCGGTTATGGCTCGAGCATTACCCAAGGCTACCGTTCCGCTCCAGGGGACGCTGACGTTGTCAGTGCAGGCCAAATCCAATCCATCCTTCACTCAGAAGCTCTCCGGAGCCATGAAGGTGGCCCTGGCCTCGGGCGCCGGTATTATTTCTTCGGTACACCTATCAGGTGCAACGAAGATCAGAACCATAAGCTCTTCGAGCATGTCTCGGATAGCTGGTCTGTTCGGATCCTCCACGATCGCAGTTCGATCTGTCTCTTCGGTAACAGCCAACGTCGCGCTCAGCGGCGTGTCTCGAGTCGTCACGTCGGGGCAGGGACTGATCGGCAGAGTCGTCTTCGTCGTCGCACTGACGGGGTCGACGAGCTTCGGGTTCATGTCGAGCGCAGCCCTCCAGGTGTTCGCACGATCGTCCCGTATCGCCGCAGCTCTCCTCGATTTCAGGAGCGCATCAGTCGCGGCAGAGAACAGGACTGCAGTAGCTCCCCCAAACAATTAGGATGATCTATGTCGTTGCTGTGGCCGCCTAAAGATCCGGCGGAGACGCTGGACTATGATCTCGATTGGACCGCGCGTCTCGCTGGCGACACCATCGTGTCATCCGCTTGGACCATCCCAACCGGCTCAAATCTGTCCATCGTTTCCAACTCGTTCATCGCGTCTATCACCAAGGTATGGCTAACCGCCGGACTTCTTGGTCAGGTCTATACGCTTTCCAACGAGATCACCACGGCGGCCGGCGACACCATGATCGAAAGCGTGCAGATCCTTCTGCAGGCCAAGTAATGGTGAACCTTCTTTATCCTCGGACGGTGGAGGTTCACCGTTTCAGATCAGTGGCCGGACCTGCAGACACTGCTATCGGTGGTCTCGGATATTCCGGTGCAGAGCAATCAACCAACCCCAGCGATGCCCAGGGCGAAATAGTCCTATTCACGGGGATCGCTGCGTCAATTCAGTCAGGCGACACCGGACGTAAGAAAGGCAAAGCCCTTCCTTCCGACGTCTTCTACGCGCCGACCTGGTACATCTTCATTCCTCCTACCGAGATCGCACAATACTCGATCAAGGATCGAGACATCATCTTGGATGAAGAGGGATATCGATATGAGGTCGGGCAAAACTATTGGAGCATGGCCGGCTACAAGCTGAGCTGCATCCGGTTGGAGGCATAACGTGGCGGACATTTCGGACGTCACTGCGTATCTCCAAGCCACGGCAACTGCCGCAGTCTATCCAGATGGGATATCTGTTCCATCCGTCGCGGCTATGGACTGCAGGATCTACGAAGGATGGCCTGACGCGGCGCAGCTCGATCTCGATCTCGCCGGGAAGATGTTGTCCTTGTCAACTGGTCTTCCGGGCACTCGTCCAGGCGGTCCCGTAGCCAACGTGTCCATCTTCCCAATGATGGGCACTGGCATCGCCGTCTACCAAATCCTCGACGAGACATACGTGGTCACTCCGGTGAACTACGGAATGAGTCTATCCACCAACGGCAACACTCTTACCGTAACTGGACAGCCTAACGCGCAAGAATACCTGACGTTGGTCTGTGATGATCAATTCGCCTATTCGGCTAATGGAGCGAGCACCGCAGCAATCTTGGCGACTCTCGCCAGCGCAGCGCAAGCAAACTATCCGAGTGCATCTTCAACTTCTAACACCATCACCATTCCAACCACGCACGCATTCATCGTGCGCCAAGGCGGATACGGCGTTCTTGGCAAAGTGACTCATCGCCAACGTCATCCCGTGATGGTGAGTGTATGGGCGCCAACGCAAGCGGTGCGCTCGACTCTATCAAAGGCGATCGATGTCGCCATCAAGAACAGTAACAAAGTCACGATGCCTGATGGATCTCAGGCTCTCGTTATCTACAGCCGCACCAACATTTCTGATGACCAATCGTCTGCGACTGTCTACCGGCGCGACCTGATCTACATGGTCGAATATGCCACCGTCGAAACATTCCCCGGCGCCGTCATCACGACCGTTAATAACCCAATCACCGCGCAGGGCATCGGCAGCGCGATAGCCACAGCTTTAACATAAGGCACATCACATGAACTACTTCCTCATTTGCGTTCATCCTTTCGGAAAGTACGAGAAGGGCACGATGATCACCGACGCTGCTGAAGTGGCGACGCTTCTGCTCGATCGCGAGCATCACTTCGTTCGGATCACCTCCTTCTAATCCAGTTCCACTAATCAACCCTTTCCAGACCCGCCCTTCGAGGCGGGTTTTTTTATTGGAGACGTAAATGCCTGTATTTCTCGACGGCCAGCAAAATCTTGCGGCCCTAACCGTCCCCGGCGTTTACGGAGACATTATACTTCCGACTCCGTTGCTGCTCGGCCAGCCCACGAATATCGAAGGTCTGGTCGGCGTCGGTAGCTGGGGCCCGCTGAATGCTCTGATCCCGATGAGTAAGCCGCAGGATGCTGCGCTGAACATCGGGCCGCCCGTCATCCGTCCGTACGACATCTCGTCCTATTTGTCGGCAGCCAGCCAGGTCGGCGGGGCGATCGGCTTCCTGGGCGTTCGCGTCTCGGACGGCACGGATACCGCTGCGTTCTCGCAGATCCAGTCCGGCGCTGCCTTCGCGGTTGGTTCTGCGGCCTTCACGACCAATCCATCCGTCAACGACACCCTGACGATCAACGGAAGCATTGTCACGTTCGTTGCTTCCGGTGCGTCGGCTCTCCAGGTCAACATCGGCAACAACCTTGCCTTGACCCTTCAGAACCTGATCACGATGCTGCAGGCATCTGCCGACAGCCAGTTGGTGAAGTTCGCCTACGCGCTGCAGGGCTTCGTACTGAACCTGGTGGCCGTGACCTCGGGCACCGCCGGCAACGCACTGACGCTCGCCAAGTCTTCGACCTCGATCACGCTGTCTGGCGCCACGCTGACCGGCGGCTCCGCTGGCGGCGCTGCTTGTATGACGATCTCTGGCAAGTACAGCGGCGTCCTCGGCAACAAGATCCAGTTCTCGATCCAGAACGGCACGATGGCCAACACCTATATGGCTGTCGTCGTATTCCCCGGCATGGTTCCGGAGCAGTTCAACAACATTGCAGCCGCAACTCCCGCGACCGCCACCGTCTCCTTCACCGGGAACCCGGCGAACTCCGACACCGTGACGATCGCCGGCACCGTCGTCACCTTCGTGACCGCGACTCCGACGGGCAATCAGGTGCAGATCGGTGCGACCCAGGCAATCACGATCGCTAACCTGATCTCGTTCTTGTCGGCTTCGACCGACTCCAACCTGATCAAGGTCAACCAGTCGGTGCAGGGAAGCATCGTTACGTTGACCGCCAACATCAACCAGGTGGTTGGCGCGGCCGGCAACTCGCTGACCCTCGCCAAGTCATCGACGACCTTGGTGATTTCCGGTGCAGCCTTCACGGGCGGCGTCGGCACTGGCAACACCTTCTGGACCAACCTGACCAACGCGATCAACAACGGCACGCCGTATCACGGTCCGTCCGCCTATGTGATCGCATCGGTAGGAACCGGTGTCGCAATCCCGACGCTGTCGTCTCCGCTGGTTCTCTCTGGAGGTACGGATGGCGCTGCCGGCGTCACCGATGCCACCTTGATGGGTCAGGACATCGTGCCTCGCAAGGGCATGTATGCTCTCCGCAATTCGAACTGCGACGGCTTCACTCTCTGCGATCTCTCGACCATCGCGGACTATGCGGCGATCGTATCCTTCGGCTTGAGCGAGACGATGCTTCCGGTGTTCGCTTCGCCGTCAGGTGACACGATCCAGAACTGTCTCAATACCCGCATCAATGCCGGCGTCGACAGCCCGTGGTTCTGGTTCATCCTCGGCGACTATCCGTCGTGGTACGACAGCTACAACGGTCAGACGCGACTGATCAATTCCTCGGCCATTGGTCTCGGGATCATCGGTAATCTGTCCCCGCAGGAGTCCCCGCTGAACAAGCCGCTGCAGGGCATCTCCTCGACGCAGCGTGCGACGCTTGGTCAGACTTACAGCGACACTGAGCTGTCTCTGATCAACACAGGCGGCATCGATACGATCCTGTCGCCGAACTCTTCACCCGGTGGCTATTACTACTCGTTCGCTACCGGCCGCAACGCCAGCTCGAACACCGCGGCGAACGGTATCGAGTACACCCGCATGACGAACTTCCTGATCCGTACTTCTCAGTCGAAGGCGGCAGGGTCATTCGTCGGTCAGTTGCAGTCGATCCAGCCGAACGATCAGACTCGCTCCAATGCCAAGTCCCTGTTCGACGGGCTGTCGGCACAGCTTGCATCTTCGCAGGTTGGTATCGGCATCAACGGCCAAGGCATCATCGACAAGCCGTGGGTGGTCCAGTGCGATCTCAATAACAACCCGCCGAGCCTGCAGGCTCTCGGTTACCTGTTCCTCTATTGGCAGGTTCGCTACCTGAACGTCATCCGATACTTCGTGGTGAAATTCCAGGGCGGCGGCAATGTCACCGTAACCGTTCAGAGCACGCAGCCGACGCCGTCGCAGTTCGCGGCCACGGCGAACACGGCTACCGCAACCTCGTAATCCTTCACCCCAATCAGCCTTTCAGAGCCCGCCCTAACACGGCGGGCTTTTTCTTTGGAGATGCCTAAATGCCCGTCAATGGAATGAACGTAGGCGTCGATTATTCGATCACCTACTACGACTCGAACTCGGGGA